TAGCCCATCGGGTAAGTCCTAGCCTCAAGTCCTAGGGGAAGGTAGGGTCTGATGGGCTACGCTGTTTTATGGAGTGAAATGAGCTTAGATAAGGACGATATAAATAGACTAATTCGGATTGCTTTAGAGAAGGGGTGGTCAATAGGTTATCATCGCCACCCTAAGACGAGGGCTAACTGGGATAAACGATGAATACTACAGATGTTCAAAACAGAATAAGCAAGGCGGTCAAGGACATAGACGGCAGAAATCTCTTGAGGTGTCCTGTTTGCCATAGTCCAGTTATTGAAATGACGCTAAAGGACGCTGTAATTCATCAGTGTTCTGTCTGTTATTGGAGAAAATATACTGACCTGAGTGATATAAGGTTAAACGATGTGTGACCTGTCCAAGCTTCCCACTCATTTCCATAAAGAGGTAAATGAAGACGGTCACGTTATCTGGCATAACGGGTATGTTACAAAGGAATGTCTAACTTGTCACCGTCTATTTATCGTAGCAAAGGATTGCAGTCTAAGCTACTACACTTGTGGTAGAAAAAGTTGCAAAGGAGAATAATGGATAAGATAGAATTTGTCGCCAGTCTACCAGATATTCAGTCAGCAATTACAATCAGTGGTGAAGGGGCAACACGGGTAAAGCTTGATATACCTGAGACTGAGTTAGCAAAAGCAATCCGTCTTGTTATGTTAAAAGGGCAAGCGTTTAAGGTGATTATAGATGATAGGCTTGGAAAGAAATAAAAGCGGTAATAAGAGGGGTATGTCTCCAAACTCTAGGAAAAATTTAGAGTTGGGGCATAAACCTAACATAAGGGCTAAGAGGGATTACAGCATTACACGTATTATCAAGGAGATGCTTGACCTTCCAGCCGATGTTGTTCTACCTGGGGCAGATGGCACAAAGACGTGGAGACAACTTATAGCCAGAGCCGTGCTATATGGTGCTGCTAAGGGGGAAACGGCTATGGTTAAGGAATTGTTTGACCGTCTTGAGGGTAAGGTATTGCAACCAGTCGGCGGTGAAGGTGGCAGTCCTATCAAGACTGAGGTCACAGTAGTTAGCCAGAGAGCAAAGGAACTCACTGAGGCTGTACTAGCAGGCAAGGGGACGGAATAGTGTGCAACTCAATACTACAACTATTTACGAGCAGAACATTGAGGCGTGGCAAGGTGGTAAGCGCAGGGCATTAAATGAAGGCGGGACATCATCATCAAAAACCTACTCAATTCTACAAATTCTCATTTTGATAGCTCGTGGTGCTAAGAGTCAGTTTTTAATTTCTGTAGTTAGTGAGTCTCTACCACACCTTAAACGGGGTTGCATAAGGGACTTTCAGAATATACTGGGTAACGAGTTTGACGGTAACCTCTACAACAAGACAGAGCACACTTACAACTTTGGCAATGGGGTTATAGAGTTCTTCCCGGCAGATGAGCCTTCTAAGATGCGAGGTGGGCGCAGAGACATCCTATTCATCAATGAGGCTAATAACGTCTCATACGATTCCTTTAGGGAACTTGATATACGGACAAGGTTATTCAGCTTCCTTGACTGGAATCCAGTCTCTGAGTTCTGGGTACACGAAAATGGACTTATAACTCAACCTGAAAATGCCTATATACACTCTACCTATCTTGACGCTGTAGACGTTCTCCCCCGGGAAGTAATTGATAACATAGAGTCCAACAAGAACGACCCTAACTGGTGGAATATCTACGGGCTAGGCAAGCTGGGGAAGATTGAGGGGCTGGTATATCCCTCTTTTGAGCAAATAGACTACATACCCAACAAAGACGTTTTTTATGGGTTGGACTTCGGGTATTCCAACGACCCCACCGTATTGGTTAAGTGTGCTATTAATGGGAACGACCTCTACTCTCAGGAGCTTATCTATGAAGCGGGGCTTACCAATGATGATATAGCTCACAGAATGGATGAGCTTGGGGTCAGGCGTAATTATGACGAGATATTTGCTGACTCTGCTGAACCGAAGTCAATAGCAGAGATTCACAAGTTTGGCTTTAATATTAAACCGTGCCCGAAGGGGGCTGACTCGGTAGAATATGGACACCAGAAAATACGGCAGTTTAATCAATACTGGACTAAGGACTCCCTGAAATGCATCAAGGAGCAGAGGAATTTTAGATATATACCAGACAAGGATGGGAAGTTTACCGATAAAACGACTCACCAGTTTTCTCATGGTATGGACGCTAGAAGGTATGGTGTTATTGGCCTACTGAGTAGAACTGAATGGAGAGTGCTTTGAGTATAAAAGACATACTTAAGAAGGCCCTGCAACAGATGGTATTCCCGTTTAGCAATAGCAACTGGCTCTTAATGCCTAGAACATCTTTTAACTACGAGAAGGAAGTTAATGGCTGGCAATCAGCAATTATCATGGCCTGTATAGGCTGGATACAAAGGACATTCCCTGAAGCCCCCTTGTTTTTAAGGCAAAGAAATAAAGACGGCTCATGGGATGATACCTTTGACCACGCAATGTTAGAACTCATAGACACTCCTAATCCCTATTATGACGGTATATTACTTCAACAGGCTACAGTAGCTGACTTTAACATATCGGGCAATGCTTACTGGAGAATAATCAGGTCAGCGGGTAATCGAGCAGTTCAGTTATGGTGGATACCCTCAACACTAATCGAGCCCAAATGGGACTCTCTATCTTCGGGTAATTCATATATAGATTTCTACAACTACACTACAGGTGGTATCCCTGAGGAGATTGACCCACTAGATATAGTGCATTTTAGATATGGACTAGACCCTAACAATATGAGAAAGGGACTATCCCCTTTGGCTTCATTATTCCGTGAGGTATTTAGCGATGATGAGGCTGCAAACATGACGGCAACCCTATTAAAGAATATGGGTGTACCCGGTGTGGTTGTCTCCCCTAAAGATGCTAATGCCCAGATGAATTCTCAAGTATCTCAAGATGTAAAGCAATGGTTTAAGGAGATGACAACCAGCGATAGGAGAGGCGAGCCACTTGTAATGTCTGGTACTACTGATGTAGTGCAATTCGGATTTAACCCCCAGCAAATGGACTTGAAGTCCCTACGCAGGATACCAGAGGAACGGGTAAGCGGTGTATTAGGCGTGCCAGCCATTGTAGCGGGGCTAGGAGCAGGGCTTGACCGGTCTACCTTTGCAAATATGGCTGAAGCACGTGAGATGGCCTTTGAGAATAATATCATTCCGACTCAACGGGTATTTGGCTCTGTTATTAAACGGCAGTTACTAATCAACTTTGAGAAGGATATAACCAACTGGCAGGTAGCCTATGACCTTTCTGAGGTCAGGATATTGCAGGAAGACGAAAATAAAAAGGCTGAGAGAATATCCAGGATGGTATCAGGGGGATATATAACAATAGCTGATGCGCAACGTGAGACGGGTGTTCCCGTGGATGAAACACAGAATATCTATCTTCGCCCTATTAATGTTATGGAAACTCCCGCAGGGTATAAATCAGATAGAAAGTCAGATGAAAAGCTAGAGACAAAAGAATGGACAGAAGAGCGCAAGTCTCTACACTGGAAACGAATTGATAACCGCAGGATGTCCTGGTGGGCCAATGCGGAGCAGAAGATTCTCCCACTATATGAAGATGAAGGAAAGGCAGTAGAAAAGGCACTCAAGAAGTCTCCTAAAGCCCACCTTGCCGATAGTGCAGAGAAGGCGATAAAAAACCGTGAGCCTGAGTGGGTTAAACGGATTGAGGCTCTTGACTTAGCGATAATAGAGGACTTTGGTAAAGAGATATTTGGAGACTTTGGTAAAAGTGCTAGTCCTGATGGCTTGAAATGGGAGTTTGACCCGTTTAAGGAGGCAGTCAAGTTATGGGTCAGTCAGCACGTAGCCGAAGGCGTAACCAGTATCCTGGCTACTAATGTTGATGATGTTAAAAGAATAATACAGGCTGGTATAGAAGCCAATAAGACCATCCCACAAATAAGTAAGGAACTTAGGCAATTTTACGATGATAGAAGCGTTTACAAGGCAATGAGAGTGGCGAGGACTGAAGTAGGTGCTGCTGCTGGTTTTGGACAGCATGAGAGCGCAAAGCAAAGTGGAGTAGTGCAGATTAAACATTGGATTAGTTCGCGGGATGAAAGGGTTAGAGATTCCCACGCTTGGATGGATGGGGAAGAGAAATTATTAGAAGAGAAATACAGTAATGGCCTTATGTATCCGGGGGACACCTCTGGCGACCCTGCCGAGTTCATAATGTGCAGGTGTGTGGAAGGATATAAAACTCGATGATTAAGGAAGTGTGCCCTAATTGTCACAAAGAAACTATATTATATTACGTCCGCAAGGGTGATTATATATCAGGACAGAAGGTTAGTATACCTCGTAACATCTGTTTAGTGGTATGCCCTAAATGTGGACATCGCATCAGGGAGGAAGTAATAAAATAGCTTTTTCCTTAGCCAAACTATCAGCCCTCTTCGGAGGGCTTTTTTATTGGGGAAAACAATGCCTTTACCAAAGCCCAGAGATAATGAATCAGAGGATGACTTTATCTCCCGATGTATGAGCGACGACCTTATACAGGAGGAATACGACGATAACGACCAGCGCTTGGCTGTGTGTTACTCACAGTGGCGCAATAAGGGAGGGATTATGGATTTGGAGCGTAAATCGGTTGAGCTAAAACTCAATGATGATAAGGAGGGTTCTTTTACCGCAAGGATAGCAACCTTAAATGTGATTGATAAAGATGGGGATATAACCAGACAGGGGGCTTTCCCGCAAGGTAAAGAGGTCTTAGTTTCAGCATATCAGCATGGTTCTTGGATGGGGGCTTTGCCTGTAGGTAAGGCGGTTATCAATGAGTCGGGAGATGATGTTATTGCTGAAGGTGAATTCAATCTCAATACACAAATAGGCAAGGAACACTATGAGGCTGTCAAGTTCTCTGGGGGGCTTCAGGAGTGGAGTTATGGCTTTCGGGTTGAGGAATCAGGGGATGAGACGATAGACGACCAACAGGTGAGGGTTATTAAGAAAGTTGACCCTTACGAGATATCACCCGTGTTGCTGGGTGCAGGAGTAGACACGGCAACACTAGCTATAAAGTCTGAAAAATCTACCTACGCAGACCAGGCTGAGACGGTGCTTGCTGCCGTTAAGGATTTGGTCACTCGCACCAAATCGCTTGCTGATTTGAGGCGGGAAGAGGGTAGAGACCTTTCAGAAAAGAATCGTGAGCGCATCGAGGTTTTGCACTCATCGCTTACAACGGTAGCTGAAGGACTAAAGGAGTTACTTGAGGCTACTGAGCCTGTAGACGATAACGCAATCGCTCAGGCAACACTACTCCTAACCAAGATTAAGCAAGAATTATTGGAGGAAAACTAAGATGAATTTGAAGGAAATCACAGAAAAGCTTGCTGCAAAAGGTAAGTTTATCAGCCAGATATACACCGAAGCAGGTGAGGATTTGGACTTCTCTAAGGTTAAGAGCTTGGAGGGTGATACTACTGCAAAGGTGGAAGCCCTCAAGGCATTAGATAAGGAAGTAACCGACCTCAGCGCGAAGCGGAAGGAACTCATTGATATTGAGGAAAGTCTTAAACGGGGTAAAGAACTCAACGAGGAGATGACTAAGCCAGCCCAGCCTATGACCTTCCCAGGCAAGGGCGACCCGAAGGCTGAGACTAAATCAGTCGGCGAATTGTTTATGGAATCCAAAGCCTACAAGGAAAAGGGGCGAGGCGCAGTGGTTGATGTCGATGTCAAGACTCTATTCCAAACTTCGGCAGGATGGGACCCAGAGGCAACCCGTGTCTCAAGGGTGGAGCTATATCCTTTGCGACCACTCTCAGTTATTGATTACATTCCTCAACTCACTACAGGAATGGACACCATCAAGTATATGAAGGAGACAACCTTCACCAACAATGCTGCCGAGGTTGCCGCTGGTGGAACTTATGGTGAAGCTGCCCTGGCATATACCGAGACTTCAGATGAAGTCGAGAAAATTGGCGTATGGCTACCAGTGACCGATGAGCAGTTAGAGGATGTGGCAGGTATGGCCGGCTTCTTAAACCAGAGACTAACTTATATGCTCAAGGCCCGTCTAGATTCTCAGGTGCTGGTTGGTGATGGCTCTACGCCTAATCTGTTAGGCACACTAAATCTAAGCAGCCTGAATGAGCAGGCAAAAGGTACTGATGCTACGCCGGATGCAATCTACAAGGCGATGACCTATGTTAGGTCGACAGGTTTTGCTGAGCCTTCGGTTGTATTCATCAACCCCAACGATTGGCAGGATATCCGTCTCTTAACGACTGCTGATGGTATCTATATCTTCGGCAGTCCAATAGACGCTGGCCCCGCTCAAATTTGGGGTGTCCCTGTATGCCAGACTACAGCGATGACTCAGAACACTGCTCTCGTTGGTGACTACAGAGGATATTCCAATCTCTACTGGAGGCGAGGTATTCAGTTTAAGATTACCGAAGCCCACAGTGATTACTTCATTAAGGGTAAGCAGGCAATCAGGGCTGATGTCAGGTGCTCAATGGTTCATTACCGAGTGGATGCGTTCACAAAGGTAACAGGGATTTAAGATTAAGGGCGGGGGTGTAAAAGCCCCCGCCTATCATATAGGAGGTAAGATATGGGAATAAAGGAAAAATCCCAAGGTAGATTAGGAGCTGGCTCACCTATTGGCACTCCCACTATCACAGTGGGCGATGAGGCTACGAATGTCATCAATGTCGCCATCCAGCTTAAGGATAAAGCAGGTAATGACCTTGCAGTAAGGGCTAGCCTATTGGCTTATCTATCAGATGATGCCAATGGTGATAGCATTGCTGCTACAGCTCCTGATGGAGGAGTAGCTATTGGGACTGATGGATTAGCCATTGAATTGATAGCTGATAAGGTTTTTTTGCTGACATCTGAATCGGATGGAGACATTGACCTTGACATTGAGGAATCAGGAGCCGACACATTCTACCTGATTCTGGTTATGCCTGATGGGACGCTACAGGCCAGTGGAGCTATCACATTCACAACATAATAAATCTAAATAATCAACGGAGGTAAAATCAAATGGAAGGATTAGTTAGTCAAAAATCTGCCTTTGTATATTCAGATAGTCAACCTGCTCGACCCCGGATGAGCGAAAGGGCAGAGCTCTATATATGGGAAGCCTTACAAGCAGCTATATCAGAGGGCAAGGGATTTATAGTTAATGTGGGCGCTTTCAGCACTCCGATAACTGGTGGAGGTGATGGTACAGTCCTGGACATAGACCAGCCTGAGTTGGCGATTGGTGTGCCGACAGGAAAGACCATCTTTGTTTTCAGTGCAAAGGTTCAATGTCATGTCCCACTACTGGCGACTGATGCTGATGAGGCTGAAATCCTGTTAGCAGTTGACAAGGATACAACTCTGGCTACTGACGGCACAGCTACCACAGAGACTCCTGTCAATCTTAAGATGCAGTCTGCGGAGGTATCGGCCTGCACAGTCAAATCGGCTTATACTGCCGATGTTACTGACCCAACTCTAGATATTGAGTTAGATAGAGCAGTGATAACCGGTGACGTGCAAGGCACGCCAGCTAACGCTCTGTGGACACCATTGAAATTGGACTATGAGCCAAGGGTATTAGCCGAGTTAGTTGGCCCCTGCGCCGTCTACTTATATTGGGGTGGCACAGTAGCGGTTACTGGCTTTGCTCAGGTTAGTTGGGTAGAGCGACCTAGTTAGTAGTCTGCCCATAAAGGGTAGGTCAGTGGGAATGAAGGAGGTATCGTGGAAGAAAAAGGAAGGATTGAAACAGCACACCAAAACAGGGACGCTCTACGGGCTCAAATAAACACCGTACAGGCAGAGTTAAACAGGCTCAACACCCTGTACCTCAAGTGGCAGGGGGTTTGTGAGTATCTTGAGAGCCTTCAGAAAGAGCAATCTAATGACGGCTCTAAGGGTGCTGGGATACCACCAAAAACAGTACAACAAGAAAGGAAATAGGCTTGCCCTTCGGGGTGAGCGGAGATGAGGCGGTTGGCAGAGTTACTCCTTTGCTCACTAACCGCCTCAAACTGTAAGGAGGTTTTTATGGAGTGTAAATGTAAATACTTTCTGAGAGATGAGAATGGTGTATTGCGCTGCGTTCAATGCGGGGCAATAGCCAAACCAAAGGATAAAATTCAGGTAGATAATCAGACGGAAATTGAGGATAAGATGGAAGCCCCCTCTGAAAATAAGGGCGTTATCTATCCTACAGAATCAAAGAGGATAACAAAGCGTAAGAAGCGGAGGTAAAAGGGGGATATATGAGCTTAATCGCAACGGCCTTAACAACATTAACGGAAGCTAAGGCATACCTGAAAATAGACCACGCAGCCGCACTACAGGTATTTGCTGAGTATGTAGGTATGGGTGACGGTGAAACTAAGGTGTTCACCCTTGATAATACTCCTATTGATGGTTCATTGAAACTCTATCTAGATGGCACATTGCAGACTGAGACGACTCATTATTCTATCAGCACAGCAACGGTAACATTTGTTACCGCTCCGGGGAATAATAAGCCAGTGACCGCCAGCTATGATTATGCTGCTGGTGATAATACCTTTGAGTCCTATGATGACTCACTTTTAGAGGAAGCGATAAACGCTGCCACAAAGATTGTAGAGGACTATTGCGGGAGAGCTTTTATTACCAGGACGGTTACCGAAAACAGGATAGGCAATGGAGATAAGCTAATAAGATTAAACAAGATGCCGATTGACTCTATAACCTCTGTAACGTTAGACGGGACTGAGTTAACTGTAGATACAGACTATGATGATAACCTTCTTACTATGGGCTGGCTCAAAAGAGCCTCAAAATGGACTAAGGATAAAACACTGGTTGTAGTCTATGATGCAGGTGATTGTGCTGACCTTGACGCAGTTAGAAGCGATTACCCACAAGCTATACTAGCCACCCTCTTAATAATGGCTGACCTTTACGAAAATAGAGGAGACAGAGTAGCAGTAGAAAGTATAACGGGAACAAGCTCTACAACTTATAATATGCCCAGTAAGGCGAAGACAATCCTGTTTTCAATCAATCCTACTGGGGGATTCGCGTAATGCTATCTTCCATCCTTAGGAATAGAGTTCAGATACAACAAAAGGAATCTACACTAGGGGCTACTGGTGAGACGGTAAACTGGAAACCTGTCCAGTATAAATACGCTTTGGTTTTGCCGTTGGATGTTAGGGCACGTGCTGTCTATCAGTCACTGGACTCCTATGTATCTCACAAGATTGTCTTGAGAGGCGATGTTACTCTCAGTTTAGGCGATTACAGGATTAAACACGGAACTAAGACCTATGAACCGGTAGAGCCTGCACAGTTAATAAACGGAAATACCGTTGTAGTGGTGAAAGAGGTCTAATGGGATTATCTATCAAGTTTAAATCTAATATCAGGAATGCTCAATTAGCGATAGACACTAATGCTAAAGCCCGAATGGCACAGGCCGTAAATGAAGTTAGAAATGAAACGCTAAATACCTTAACTGGAACTCGGTCAGGGAGACAATACAAAGTCCCTGGGACTACTAGGACATATACGGCCTCTGCCCCGGGTGAGCCACCAGCACAGAGATTGGGTGAATTGAGGCAGTCTATCACGGGAAGGGTAACAGGTGCATTGGGACAGATTATAGGTAAGGTAGGAACTGACAAAGATTACGGCCCGCCTTTGGAATACGGCACAAAGAAGATGGCAGCCCGTCCCTGGCTAAGAATTAGTTTTGAAAAGTCTATAGGTAAAATTCAATCCATTCTAGGAGTAAGATGGTTTTAGATATACAGAATTCACTACTAACATCTATCTATAATGTTCTAACAGCCGATAATACCTTAAAGGCTGCTATGGGCGGTACAGTGCGTCTCTACCCCGTCTGGGCAGAGCCTGACGCTGAGTTTCCCTATTTAGTTCATAGAATAGATATGGCTAATTTAGCCGATTGGTCGCCTGCGAGGAAGTGCACTTACTATCTGGATATATGGAGCAATTCGGATAATGCCGAAGAGATTTACTCTATTCGCAAACAGGTGATGAGTTTACTTGATAATTTGGATTCATCTACAGACGAGACAACCGAGTACTTTTTATGGATACAGACAGATGGCTTTATCCCCGAAAGTGAAATGAATATCTGGCATTACGCCTTACAGTTCAATCTCAAGTATCTACGGGATGCACAAGTGGGGGTGAGCTTGAAAAGGTAACTGTCAGATTTAACGCTATTCTATAGCCCTCTTATGAGGGCTTTTTTATTAAGACTAGGAGGTAAACACAATGTCAAGCGCAGTATCAGGATTCGGGACAAAGCTAAATTGGGATGGAGTTGACCTAGATGAACTCACAAGTATATCTGGCCCTTCACAATCATTGGACACCATTGATGTCACCAGTCACGACTCGACCAGTGCATTTAAGGAGTTTGTAAACGGGCTTCTGGATGGTGGGGAGATATCCTTCGAGGGTAATTTTGTTAGTGGTGATTCTGACGGACAGATTGCGATGCACACTGATTTTCAGGCGGGGTCAGTTAAAACTTGGATTATCAAGCACCCAGCCTGGGTAGAATCATCGCACGAATACCCACAGATAACGGGAAGCGGATATGTAACTTCCTTTGCCCTTTCCTACCCCCACGATGGCAAAATCAGCGTTTCTGGCACTATCAAGGTCACAGGTAAACCAACTCTAACAGTGACTGCATAATAGGAGGGAATAATGTCTAACGCAGTATCAGCCTTTGGGACATTCCTGATTTGGAACTATCGCAAGGTGCTGGAATTAACAAATATATCTGGCCCCTCAGAGTCTATGGATACTATAGAAGTCACGAGCCATGACTCATCTGATTCATTCAAGGAATTTCTAAATGGGCCGTTATCGGGTGGAGAGATAACATTAGAGGGTAATTTCGCTTCGGGTGATTCAGGGGGGCAGATTTCCTTTCATACCGATTTACAGGCAGGGACTAAGAGAAATTGCTTCCTTGTAATGCCGATGGCGGTTGGTGATTCGCTATCCTTTGAAGCATATGCCAAAGGCTTTGCACTTGCCTACCCTTATGATAGTTCGCTGGGAGTATCGGGGTCATTGATAGTCACAGGCAAACCCACACTCCTGACTACACAGACAACGGGTATCAGTGGGCTAACAGGTAAGAAGGATGGCGGTACTAATAGTGGGGATGCACTTACGATAGCAGAAGAGGTAGCTGCGGATACATACACCTATACAGATACGGTTGACTCTGATACTACCGGCGTTAAGTTAACCGTAACTGCGGCCAGTCACACAATTTATGTTCAGGGTTCAGCAGAAGAGTCCGGGGTAGAAACTGATGCAATTTCACTAGGGGCAGCGGGGACAGATACCGATATCTTTATCGTTGTTTATGAGACCTCTAAATCTCCCAGGCTCTACACCCTAACCATCACCAGACCAGCAGCTTAATAAAGTATTCTCTATTTAAGGAGGTAAATATGAATAGTGAAGACCAAGCACAGCCAGAAGTAAAACTAGAACTAGGCGGTAAAGAACGGATATTAAAATTCAACCTTTCTGCAATGGTAGCGTTTAAGAAGGCTACGGGCAAGGACTTTATGGACGGAACACTAAAGGAACAAGGTATGTCAGCCTCTGATTTTATGGCTTTAATGATGGCTTGTCTTGTTGACAAGTCTATCACTGAAGAGCAAATCGGGGAATGGATGAACCCTTCTAATATGGCTCTAGTGACGAAAAAACTCGAGGAGACCTTTGAAGCATCCATGCCAGAAAAGGGGAAATCAGATGAAGCCCCTTTACCACCAAGCTCGACTGGTTAAAACTCTGGTCATTCGGGCGATATACGCTTGGATTATCTGAGGTTGAATTCTGGGACTTAACCTTAGCTCAATTCAATTCACTGGCCGAGCAGTATGAGATTGAGCAGGAAAACCTTAACTATCGTTCAGCCTTAATATGTTCAGTTATTGCAGAAGTGAACCGTGATACTAAAAAGAGGCAAAGACCATTCACTCCTGATGATTTTATGCCCCAAAAGAAATCTAAACCTTTAACGCAAGACCAGATACACAGCAGGATAGAAACCATAACGACAGTATTAGGCGGTGATGTGGAGTAATGGAAGTCTTTACCCTATCAGGGAAAATTAAGTTAGACGGCATAGATAAGGTCAATAGCCAGCTTTCGGGCTTGGAGAGTAAGTTCAAGTCTGCCGGTGCTAAGATGACCAGTATAGGCAAATCCTTGTCCATGAAGATAACTGCTCCATTCGCTATATTAGGTGGCATGGCTATTAAGACAGCTTCCGAATACTCTGAGTCTATGGCTAAGATGAAGGCTGTCACAGGTGCAACTGGTGAGCAGTTTGCAGAACTGGATGAGTTAGCAAAAAAACTTGGTAGGACTACCAAGTTTACTGCTTCTGAGGTTGCCGAGGCTATGTCCTTTATGGGTATGGCAGGTATGGATGTTAATGAGATAATAGCATCTTTACCCGATACCCTTAACCTGGCTGCCGCTGGTGCCTTAGATATGGGACAGGCCGCCGATATTGTAACTAACATCTTAGCTGGCTTTGGTATGTCCACAGACCAACTAGGGGGAGCAGTTGACGTTTTAGCTAAAGCCTTTACATCGGCCAATGTTGACCTTTCTATGTTAGGTCAATCAATGAAATATGCAGCCCCTGTGGCTAAAGGCTTTGGTCTATCCTTTGAAGAGACGGCAGCCATTATGGGTTCGTTCGGTAATGCCGGTATTCAGGCAAGCATGGCTGGTACTGCTTTAAGAGGGGCATTAGTTCAACTTAACGATAAAGCGGAGGATTTTGGTCTAACAATTTATGATGCTCAAGGCCGAATACTGCCAATGGCTGACATACTTGAGCAGCTTGAGAAAAGGGGGATGACTGCTGGCGATATGATGGACTTGTTTGGACAACGAGCTGGCCCTGCTATGCAAGCCCTGTTAAGCACGGGTAGTGCTGCTCTGAGAGAATTTACCAATGACCTAGCAAACTCTGGGGGGACTGCCGAGAAGATTGCAAAGACACAGATGGAGGGATTACACGGTTCCTTAGTTACATTAAAAAGTGCCTTTGAAGGTTTACAGCTAACCATTGTTGACCAGCTTATGCCTATTCTTAAACCCTTCATAGAAAAGCTAACTGACCTATTCCGAAAGTTCTCTAATTTACCGGAGCCAGTCAAAAGAATAATTGTGATATTGGGTATAGTAGCTGCCGTTCTTGGCCCGATACTTTTAATACTTGGCCCGTTAATTTCAAGTATTGGAACGATAATAGGCTTACTCCCTGTTCTTGGAGTTGCTTTTGCAGCACTCACTGGTCCGATAGGAATAGCTATTGCAGCTATAGCAGCAATTATAGCAATCGGAGTTTTAGTCTGGAAGAATTGGGATAAGATTAAATTAGCAGCTGAGAGGACATGGGGGGCAATAGTAAGCTTCTTTCGTAATGTCTGGCACGATATAACAGGTCAATTTAAGAACGCCTGGAACTTTATTAAGAACATTTGGGAAGGTGCTCTTAACTTTTTTAGTTCTATCCCAGGGAGAATAGGACAAGCATTTCGTACGGTTAAGGATATTATTCTATCACCATTCAGGGCGGCGCTATCGGGTATTGAGACGGCTATCAACTGGCTGATAAGACAGATAAACAAAATCAAAATTGAATTTCCTGACTGGATGCCAATAATAGGTGGCAAAAAAATAGGCTTTAATATCCCCGAAATTACACTCCCCAAATTTGCTCACGGTGGAGTTATCCCCGAACCTACCTTACTTTATGGGTTAAGGTCAAAAGCCCCTTATGCCATAGCAGGTGAAGCAGGACCTGAATATGTTTCCCCATCTGGGGGAGGCATAATTATTAACATATCCCAATTGGTAGTTCGTGAGGAAGCCGATATAGACAGGATAGCCAGAGAGCTTTATAGACTACAGCAAAGACGGACAAGGCTGGCAGGAGCATAAATGTCTCACAGTATCAACTTTAACTCTAACGATTTAAGTTCTAGTAATCTGAAGGTTATCCACGTTGACTTGGATAAAATATCCAGAGACGTGAAAACCGCTCAGGTTATCAACAAAGCCTATCCATTCCGTCCTGTTAGATTACCTCGGTATATTGAGCTAGATTGTGTTGTTACCGGTAGCAGCCAGAATGATTTAAGAGATAACTTAGACGCTATTAAACTGGCTCTCTCCACAACCGAAGTCAAGGCACTCAAGATAGACGGACTCAGTGGCAGGTATTTTAACGCTGTGTTGAGTGAGTTTGAGGGAGCGTATAAATCCCCTACAGTGTTTCAGGGAACAATAGGCTTTCTTTGCCCTGACCCTTCAGCTTATGACAATTCCGAAACTTCCAGTGATTTTAATATTGACTCCGACCCCGATTCAGTTGAAGAAGCAGTGGGGGGGACAGCTTATGTAGCCCCGGTTTATACACTGACCGCAGGTGAAAATCTATCAGACATCACCCTGAAGGTGAAGAATGAAACTACGGGGGAAGAGTTGCAGTGGGAAGGGTCATTAGATAACACGAAGGAACTAGAGATTGATGTATCTACTTGGATAGTGAAAAAAGACGGAACGGCTGATATGTCTGCAGTTAGTGGGCAGTTTCCATTCTTAGTCCCTAATGAAACGAATGTTATTACAGTAACTAACTTCTCCAATACGGGAACCCTGAATATCACATATCGTAAAAGATACTTGTAAGGGGGTATCTATGAAATAGAGCCAGACAAAATTATATAACAGGCAGCCTTAAACGGGCTGCCTTTTTTTATTCCGATTTACAGGAGGTTAAGAAAATGCAAGTAAGCGATGGGGTTAAATTTAGAGGGCGCTTTGATGTTGAGTGCTACCGATGGCACGATGAAAATGGCAAACGGTTTAGAAACTCTAAAGGACAGTTTCAACGCCGACTTATGTGGGAGGAACACACTCACAACGTAGTTACCGACGAAGGGCAGGATGCAATCCTTAATATTATGTTCCATGCTGCCACCCAGATAACTACATGGTATTGTTGCCTAGTTGAGACAGATACGGCACCCTCTGAAGCCATGACCTATGCAGTTCCGTCTTATACTGAGTCAACTGCCTATGACGAGGCTACTAGGCCAGAATATAACGAAGCTGCCTCTTCCAGTCAGTCAATTACCAACTCAGCTAATAAAGCAACCTTTACTATCTCAGGCACTAAGACAATGTATGGGGCTTCGCTGGTTGGTGGAGGGACTGAGGCATCAACTAAAGGTAATACAGACGGTGGGGGGACTTTATATTGTTATTCCAAGTTCGGTTCTCCCCGCTCTGTGGTTGATGATGATGTAATCAACCTGACCTACACCGTAACAGCGTTAGACGATGCGTAATATATAGGGG